AATTGCTTCACGGAAATGTCTGTGATGCATATCGCGCTTCTTCAACGCTAAATCAATACGTTTAGAATAACGCTCTGTTTCTGCCTTGATTCTCTGCGTCATATTATTCTCTTTTGCCACGTTCAAATCAGTCAACACTTTGGCTTTATCAACTTGTACCCGATCCATATCAACCTTCATCTGTTGCTGATGAATAGCATATTTCATCTTCATTTCTTGATCTTCTTGTTGCAGCTTTTTCAACTCAATTTGGTTTTTCAATATCAAAGGATTTTGTTGCGCCTTTGCCTGCGCTTGCTGCATAGCCATTTGTTTTTCTTTAGCCAACTCTTGCAGCCAATCTTCGACCATCAACTTAAGAGAATCAATACCGCGAATTTCGATATTATCAAGCAGCACTGGCAACCCTTTCTCGTTCATAAATCGATTGAATAGTTCTGATGTTCCCATTAACCCCATCAACTGTTGCAATGCACGTGATTTCTCTATTTGATATGAAACACCTGCCTCAACTTTCACATTAAGTACATTCGTGTCGTAGAACATATCTACACCATCATCCTGATTAATTTTAACGTAATCAGCTTTTCCATCAATTCCCATGACGGGGATGGATCGAGGTGTAGTGTAATACTTCGGTATCAAATCAATAATTATTTCTGCAACTCGGTTAAGACCTTGTAGAAAACCAACAATATAAGGCATAGCGGCAGCGTTAGATTGAGTTGCGGCCTCCACAATTGCAACACCACTAAGCTGATTATCATTAATCCCGAGAGAAGCATCATAACTTCCCAAAATATTCTGGATGAGGGAATCTGTAGACGCAAATGTTTGAACAACTTCTGGAGGCGTAGGTACACGTTGAATTTCCCTTATTGGATTTGGAATTGGTTTGTCGGGGTCTTGCTCAAAGAATGCATTAAACACCATGTTACTTGGTTTCTGCATATCCTTGTATGAATTAAGCCAGTCCATTTCTTTAGGCAATGCTTCTTTAGCAACGAGAAATTTATGCTGCACGATATTTTCCATTTCATTCGCCAAAGTAATACCAGCAAAGTTTTTAAGCTTTTGTGCTCCCTTCGCGTGGTAGACGTAAGGACGTGTGTATTGTTGCACTGCACCAGACGTCTTTGGATTCTTCAACATGATTGAATTGCCGTCAAAGAAAATCAATGGGAAGAAAGTGAAATCGGTTTCGGTGTATTCAAGTACTTGATTTTCGATGCACCGGTAGCGAACAATGGTTTCAATCTCAGTCCATCGTGGTTTACCTTTAATTGGAGGAGGTGGCACGAAATCATCGTAAGATTCCATGAACTGATCGTATTCAGCCATCGTTAATACGTCTGTTTTTTTACCGTTAGGTAATGTGACTTGGCTAACAAGTTGCACGATTTTAACGTCTTTCGTTTTCTTTTCGTAATAATCACAAACAACAACAATTTTTTCATTTCCATTTAAATATGACCAATTGAAACCTGCAAACGCTCGACTAAAACTCAATTTGCTTATATCGATGTCAGGATTGTCAGCCTGAAATGCTTCAAGTGAATATGGAAACAATTCAAAACAAAAGCGCCCATCACCTTTATGAGAATACCGAGCCATTTGATCATAACCACACAAGGTAGGATCAAACACGCGATCCACATCAAGTACTTGATCAAAGCTCATTGGATGAGCATATTTAGTTTTAACCTTACCGCTTGAGAAACCACCACTATATAAATCTTTCATGATTTCCCAGCGCGTATGTTGGTTCTTACTATCGCGAAGGATATGGCGAATGTGCTGTTCTACGACGTGAATAGTAGTTGGATCCGCCTTATCAGAATCCGCAGCTCCAACACTAATAGATGGTTCCTGCTTCGAGAATTCACCCATCAGACGCGAGATATAAGCTTCAGATACGTTAAATTCAATCTGGGGTTTTGATAAGGTAGTAAGTAATGTGATGTCGTCTTGAGTTAGCGACGTTTCAAAAATAAAGCGTCTAAACTCATGGAAACGATCATAGTTAGGCTTAAAAGCCTCATAGGAATTCTTTACGTTCTTTTTAATGCGCTCAAGCTGATCCTGATAGTATTTAGCTACTGCCATGTGCTCTCTTCCTTAAGTAGTCTACATGCTGCTGTCCTTGCATCATGTTGGAGGCTAATTGATTGTAATCCACCCTGGACGCTACCTGGTGAACTATAATCTTATCTATAAAAGCCGCATTTACTGCATCATAACAAGTATCGGCAATATCGTCGAAACGATGTGTATCATTTGCCGTTATATCAGTCATGTGCTTCACACACATTTTCGTATGTTTTGCAAGGCTTGGCAATGAAACTTGCTTAGCTGCAATATATTGCTGCATATCAATAAAGCGCTGAGTCTTAGATCCTGACTTCGCGGTGCGCTCAACCGGAATAATCTTAATGCCTTGTACTTTCTTTAAAACAGAAATCAATGTGACCCCAGTTGATTTCTTCTCAATAATGGCACATTGTGGTTTAATTTTATACCGCATACAACTTGCCCAAAACTCAAGGAAATTAGCTTCAAGATCTTTGGGTTCGTATTGATCTTCCCAGCAATCCAGCCAGTGAAGACCATACATATCGTCTATCGTTACATTTTTGTGCGTAATGCGATATAGACCCCAAAAAGAAAATACGGTTTTATCATTCCATTCATCCTCTGTTTCAGCACTATCGACAGTGAGAAATGTTCCAAGGATGTCTGGCTCTTCGTCGAATAGAGGGAAATCTTCATCGCGATATAAGCCACCACCCGCCGGAACAGGCTCTTGTTGGTATTGACTTGAGAACTTATAGCGTTGCTTTTCCTTCATCATCAAAAGCTTTTCGCGGGGCATGACTTCGGGATAGCGCGCATTGCCTGCATCATCGAGTGCTTTAATATTGACATGGTGCCAGTTATTGCCGTCTTCACCCTTCAAAATGTAAGAAAACAAATCATCTTGATGCAGCCGTTGCCCAATCGCGATAATCGGCACTTTATCGCCACGCTGTCGGGTGACGATTGTTTCATTATAATTCCGCTTAACCTTCTCGCGGATATTGTCGGAATGTACCTCATCGGGCTTGTGAATATCATCGATGATGATGGCGCCTGAATAATTGATTTGCCCAGGCAAACCGGCATCACGACCTGTGATTGCGCCACTTGATCCAAATGCAGCAACAGCACCGCCTGCGGTAGTTTGAAAGAAATCTTTTGCGGATGAGTCACGCTGTATTTCAATATTGAATAGGCGTTTGTAAATAGGCAATAACATTGTCTGCTTGATAGCGTGCGTATGATAAGACGCAAGTTCATGCGAGTATGAAATATAAATATGCCTGCAATAAGCGTGCCAAGCTGTCGTCCAACAAATAAAATTTTTCACTATTTCACTTTTAGACCATCCGGGAGGACAATTAATTGCGAGATATTGGATGCGACCATGAAATACATCTTCGAGCGCTCTGCACATTTCAAGGAAATGAGATTCATTGGAGACGGGATTGCTGATGATAAAATCTCGTCCGGTACGCTCCTTAAATATGAAGCGATTGAAGAGAAAAAAGCTGCCCAAAAGATCAATCCTTAACTGTGTAAGGTTGTCCATTATTATCGCCTTTTAGTCGATTGACTTCGTCTTGTGCCTTACGCAGCATTTCCTCTTCGGAGGTATCCTTAGTAGCTTTTTCGAACCTTCCATATTCATCTGGATGACGGCGTTCTAATTTCCATGCAGCGGCTTGCCAATGTACTGTAGCGGCGTTATCTATCTTCTCTAGCCATTTCAAGGCTGCATAAGATTCAACACGCTTTAAATCACAATAGAAATCATAATATCGTTTATGTTCATGCACATCGATTTGCTCTTCGTGAAGGAGAATGAGTGCTTCGCCTTTCTTGACCCATTCCCGCATGGTTTGATAAGCGATACCTGCATATCCGCAGGCGAGATTATAGGTTGCGCCTTTAGCAATCGCAGACAGAAGTTTTTCCTTAACCCCTGGCTTATCAAGCTTGCAAGGTTGACCCTTTGATAGTGGTGCGTCCATTTGATATGTCCTCAAACGATAATCCATTCGCTTCGAGAATTGCTTTTTTACCCGTAAAATCCTGCCACCGTTTAATTATAACATCACAATATAGGGGTGATACTTCCATCATAAGGCATTTACGATTATGTTTCTCGCATGCAATTAAAGTGGTGCCTGACCCCCCGAAGGGATCATATACATAATCGCTTGCTGAACTATTATTGATTATTGGGCGTGCCATACATTCGATAGGCTTTTGAGTGCCATGTCCCCACGTTTTTTCGGGATTAGCATTACCAAAAGCATTGTTATTCATAATATCCCAGGTAGTGGCTTGATCGCGTGCTCCCTGCCAATTATGCTTTTTGCCTTTCCTAACGGCATACCAGCATGGTTCGTGTTGCCAATGATAATCTCCGCGACTTAACGCGAAATGTTGCTTTACCCATACGATTTGACTTATGAGTCCAAAGCCACAATTTCCCAAATGCGTAGCGACCTCTCCTGCGTATAAACCAGCATGCCATACATAAACAATATCACCACCAAAGAGGCTATAAGCATCAGTCCAGTCAACACGGTCATCATTTTCCACTTTTCCACACGAAGTCTCCCCTATCCGTTTACCTGCCTGTTCACGCCATTCTGGTTTGTATTCCACCCCATAGGGAGGATCGGTTACCATTAAGTTTGGCTTTAAACCATCCATTAGTTCAGCCACATCGCCTTCATTTGTTGAATCTCCACAACGAAGTCGATGAGATCCAAGTATCCAAGTGTCTCCACGTAGCACCACAGGTATAACTTCAATTGAAGGGATAGCGTCGTCATTCGATAATCCTTCATTCACAATTTCGGGATTCAATAATTCTTCGATTTCTTTGTCTTCAAAACCTGTTTTGCTTATATCAAAACCTGCGTCTTTTAATTCTTGCAATTCGATGCGCAATAGTTCGTTATCCCAGCCTGCATCGAGCGCAATACGGTTGTGAGCAAGCACATAGGCTTTCTGTTGTTCTCGGGTGAGATGACCAAGTTGAATAGTAGGAACAAGATTAATGCCAAGAAGTTTGGCTGCTTCCAATCTTCCATGCCCTGCAATAACGCCATTAAGCGCATCTAGCGCAATTGGATCATTAAAACCAAATTCTTTGATTGACGCTGCAATTCTCGCTATTTGCTCTGTGCTGTGCGTGCGCGAATTATTTATATAAGGGATTATTTTATCGATAGGTAAAACGGTGACTTTTAATTCGGATAATATCACGGGTAAATCCTTTTAACCGTTAAATGGTATGGGATGAAGGATTTGAACCTTCGACCTTACGCGCCCAAGGCGTACGCTCTACCAAGCTAAGCTAATCCCATATTCTTCATTATTTCTTTTTCTTTGGTGGCATCTTTTTCTTCATTGGTGTTTTGCAGCCTTTCATGATGTTCTCTTTAAAACCCACATTGATTAACCATCGTATAAATTACTGATGATGCCTTTGGATGTAATTCCTGAAGATTTTTCTGGAACCGATAGAATAAATCGACTGCGCGCTTAATATCGCGCTTTTCATCGCGACTCCAACGATCTTGGTTCTTTTTCATTTCTTCTTCGCTTATGCAGTCTCTTATTGGAGTAGCAATACATTGACGTGTATCAATCATATTTCAATCCTTATGCTAAATGTTTAATAAGTTCGCGTTGGATTTTATTCAAAGTTTCGGTGTAAAAGATTTCGCATTTCTTCACTTGATCGCGCAATAAGTCTTCCACTGCGACAATTATTTCCCCTCGATGTTCGTGCTGCTCAGGGTTATTGATGACATTAAGACCGATGACATATTCGCGAATAAAGGAATTATTTAAAGACTCAAGCCGCTTGCGAAGCTTTTCCAATTGATCGGCACAAAGGCCGGAGAAGTCGTAATCCATTACGGTTCCATCCTTAAGTTGTTGATTAGTTGCCCATTCAGTATAACCATAAGGAATCAGTAATCAAGCCTTTTTATTATCACAGTAATAATCGATTATGGCCGAGGTAATAAAAATTGATTAATAATTGACAAATTATTACCGTAGTAATAATATGGTAATATCTTAAAAGAAATTTTAAATTTGATCAACAACTCTGGAAAGAACATCATT